GCAGTCTCTTGGCATTCTGGTTAGCTCCGGATCTAGTCCGAATTTGGGGCATTACACCACACAACCCAATTTCTGAGCAAATTTAATTGCTCGACATTCTACCGGTTGACGCAGTTACGAATACTGTCAGGGAGGCACCCTGCCGGCACGCCATAATATATATTTACACCCTCAACCGACTACATCCCACACCAGCATTTGGTGCGCTTGGGGATCACGGACCTCATCAAAGGTCAACGTTTGGGCATCGTAGGCTTCTTCAATCGCTCGCTGTACATGTGGAGGCACGCCGAAAGCACGTTCGAACGAAATCCGGGCGGCGTCCGTGATCACTTGGCCATTATTCATACCATGACCGAACCACTCGTAAGACCCTCCCTTTTCCAACATCAGCGCGACGAGACGGCCATGACGCTGCCTCTTTCTACGTGTCATATAATAGGTGAGCAACATCGCATCGGCGGAACGCAACATCAGACGGAACCGTGCGGTCGCTATTGGCGCGCCACCTTGGCACGCCATACCGGCCTGACCGCAAGCACGAAGCCAAGCGCTAGCAAGCAACGGTGTGTCGAGAGGACGCAAAGAAACTGCATCCTTAACCGCTGCCGACTTCGTGTTACGGACCATCTGGAGACCATCGCCGAGCTCAACAGGGTGGGTTTGACAGAACTCAATACCCTCGAAGCGGCGATTCATCAAGCCAACCTCGAGAACCAGTCCAAACCGCATGTACCAAGCGGCTAGAAATTGGTTAACCCGACCATCATCTTTCTCGTCATAGATCACCGTCATGTCATCACCTGCATCAACTATGGTCAGTTCAATACCATAATGCTGACTAAAGAGCCAGATGATTGCAGTCACAACGAAAACCCCGGCAAGACTTGTGAAGGTCATCCCGCTTGAGAGCGTGCCAACTTGATCGTAGCTGAACTTCGCTTCATCACAACGGGCACTCACCTTGGTGCGTAGGGTCCACATCAAATACTCACGCAAGACTTCTGACTCAGAAGAGCAGTCAGCGACGAAGTTCAAAAACAATGACATGATCTCTTCATTGAATGATTGGTCCATTTTACTTACGTCTACATCTCGCGAAACGGGGTGGTCAAACTGGTCCCAACCATCCCTTAGCATGTGCGCGAC